ACTCCCTCTGATAAGGACTGGCCGCTCATCATCGCCAACCCTGCGGCCATAATTGCATCCTTAATTTCGCGACCTTCCATACCCTCTGCTTTAGCGAGTCGTTCGTCTAACCGGGCCTGCATATCGTCAAGGATTGCCTGACGTGCGGGGTCCATCTCGCCTCTCGGAATTTGATCGCGGAACTGCTCGAACGAAGTCCTGCCTGCCGCCATGATCCCGGTAGGTTGTTTTGCTGGAATTTGCGGCTCTGCATCCGCATCGGGTACAGTGGGTTTTTGGTCTGCCTGCGGTGCTTTGGCCCCTGTTTCACTTTGACTTTTGTTTAACAACGATGGTCGTTGCATGGCAAGCTCTGGATTGTCTACAGATCCCGGACCAGTGAAAGAACCCGGCAAGTTAGGGTCAATAGGGATACGATTAAACAACGCCTGCTGTTCGGAAGACAATGGTTTAGGTTCTTCAATCTCTAAATCAGCCCTGCGTGGAAACGTCATCTTTGGTCCAAACGCAAGATCTCCGCCGCCGCTTAGCGCAACAATGCCACCACGAGCTTTCCCAGCGAATGCTTGGGTTTGTGCACCCAATTGAGGTGTCCTTACACCCTGCCTGCGTTGAAGCTCTTTACGAATAACGGACTGTGTTGCTGGGTCCTTCACGGTTCTAGCATATGCTTGCAACTGACCATCGCTTAATCGCTTTAGCTTTTGCGCTAACTCGTTGGGGTTCATGCTTTCTGCACCGGCGGCTGTTACGCCGCCCTGAGCTAAGCGTTTAACGTGGCCACCTTCTCTGGCCATAGACGCGCCAGCGGCGGTTGTAAGGCCGCCTATAAGTTGAGTTGTGGTATCCGGTCGGCCTCCATACATTGTCTGTGATGACTGTGACATAGGTAAGCCGCGTAGAACGTCTGAGAAAAAGCCGATTTGTTGGTAGGGGAAATTTTGGCGTGCTAGGTAATCATCATATCCCGTATCCAAAGCGGCTTGTTGTTGGGCTTGTTGCAGTGCCCCATATTTTTGCATGGCATCTGTAATGCCCATCTGCTGGTCAAACTGAGCTTGGCCAAGCTGACCCAAAGTCCCAGCCGCTTGATTGGCCGCCTGAGCGCCTTGGATACCCGCTTGCTGTCCTGCAATAGCGGTTTGCATCCCCTGCATACCAGCTCGATGCCCAGCAATCGAGGTATTGACACCTTCCATACCTGCCCTTTGTCCTGAAATAGCGGTGTTTGCACCAGCCAACCCAAGTTGCCCAGCATTGACGCTTTGGCCCACACCCTGAAGACCAAGGCTTGCCCCTTTCATTGCTTGGTCCGTTCCTTGTAATCCCAGTTGTCCTGCGGCAATTCTTTGCTGGTTTCCCTGTAAGCCGACATTAGCACCTTGCATTCCGAGGCCATACATCTGACCCGCTTGACCAATACCAGAAAGCCCTAGGCGCTGGCCCTCCATCCCGATTTGAGCACCCTGCATGCCTTGTGACGTTCCAGCCATCCCACGATCCAGACCCTGATATCCCGCTTGCAGTCCTTGGATTCCTAGATTTGACCCAAATTGCTGGGCTTGTCTGGCATCTTGAAACGCTTTTTGTAATCCTGCGGCCTCAATGTCACCAAGCCGATCACCCAAATTACGCTGTCTTTCTGCTTCAACAATGGCAGACCTTGAGCCACCAAAGGCCCCTTGACCCACAGCGGCGGCCCGCTGTTTTTGAGCCATGATATCGGACTCTCTAATTGCTTCTTGCTGTTGCCTATCGACCACATTCTCCATATAGGGAGACATATACTGACCCATTGCTCCGGGAGAGGTTGCTTCGGCTCGATAGTTTCTACCGGCATTGAAGCCTTGCTGAGCTTGCTGAACGCCTATGCCCCCGATGCCCGCACCCTGAGCGCCATAAGCCATACCTTGTTGACCAAGATTTGCTCCCGTAGCGCCATAGCCAAGAGCGCCTCCCGCTAGACCAGCCGCTTGAGCGCCATAACCAGAACCCATGCCGCCGTATTGGTCCGCTCCACGCTCTGCAACGATCTGAGCATTTCTTGCGAGTTTTTGTCCTTGCTGTCCATATGAATGACCGCGTGTACCAAACAAATGGGCTTGATTTCCCGCTTGGTTAGCCACTGCATTTGCTTGAGAAAAACCCGCTTGCCCAGCCTGAGCCGCGCCCTCGCCAAAACCCAAACCCTTAAGGCCCACATTGCTAGCGGCATTGCCGAAATCGTTTGCTCTTTGTCCATACTCGCCAGCTCTTTGACCGTAGCCCAATGAGGCCTGCCCTGCGCCGAGGGACATATTAGAAGCATCAGTTAATTGGGGGGCTACTTGCTGGCCAGAGATATTCTGAAAAGCTTGGGCTTGCATGGGGGAAAACCCCGCAATTCTTTGCCCTCCATATTCTTGATACCCTCTGTCCAACTCACCTTTCATAAGGCCCGAGGCCATGCCCACCATTTCTTCTACATCCGAACGTAGATACTCCGGAATAGTCGTCTGGGTTACTGTTTGACTTGTAGGTTGTCCACCGCCGTCGCCGCTCATATGCTTACCTCTGTAATCCGATATTTATCTGTGAAACCGAACCGCCGCCATAATCGAGCAATTGCATCGTTGACAGCACCTTCAATTTTTGTAGCACCAAATGCCTTAAGAATTTCACAAAGCTGACTGAAAGTTTCATGGTTGCAGACTAAACGTCCACCAATGTACATAACAAAAGCGACCCGATGACTCGGACGATTAAAAAAGTTGACAACAGCCGCACCTTTAACGGATTTGTCTTTAACTGCTACCAACAACAGCCACTGACCCGAAGTGACCATTAATCTAACTTGGTCTAATGTGTAGTCTTTCTCACCCACTTGGTTATCAATTGCATCGGATATGAACTTTTCAACAAATGGCCAAGTTTGATTTATATACTCGATAGATACATGTTGAATATTCATCAGGGCATGACCTTTTCAGGTTTTACTTTTTTCTGCTGTTGTCTATTGCCGTGAGCAGATTCCCGTATCTTGTCCAACATAACATACAATTTGGCCGCCCCCCTCTCGGGGTCACCGGAACCCAGCTTTGCTACAACGCCAGCAGGAATATAAACCTCGCCGTCTGCCACGCGAGCCGGTTGCTCGCCTTCAATCGTAGCCGGGACATCATCACTCAATCCATCGCCGTCACCTTCAATTGGCATCGCCACACCCAAGTAGTCATTCAAGATGCTAACCCCCGCATCGGTGCTCCCGTTGCCCAAAGCGCTAACTACATCCGCTGGGACCACAAAGGCATCGGACTCCATCTCGCCACCAGCCCGAAACTTGGGGGTATTTTTAATTGATGTAATGCCGCCCTGAGCGTATGCCTCACCGGTTCGATGACTAACCAGCGGGTACACATCGTCATTAGACTTAGATGCGGTTGCTTCTGACTCTTCCGGTTTCGTTGATTGCGCCGCACCCTGTTGAATATCTTGTACGCGAACTTGTTGTCCTAGCAACTGTTGATCCCGCATGTTTTGCATTTCTTGCGGGCTTCGTGGGCGCATGGCATCAGGCATCGGCGTTTCAACATACTCGTAGTTAGCTCGGTTAGCCAACAGTTGGTTGTAATCGTTTACCCCCTGACTTGGTGTATTAACAGGCGCTTGATAGCGATTTGGGATCATCCCGATACCCGTCTGTTGTGCCGGGGTCGCACCCATACTGGGTGTCATGGGTGTTGGCGGTGGGGGAGAAAATGCTTGCATACGTTGTTGCTCAGCCGCACGAATACCTGAGGCTTCAGAAGAACCCATGATTTGGGACCTCATAGCCGTTGGATCGAGCCCATCTTGCATAGCTTGTTGGTAGTGTTCTAGCCCCGCCTGATCCGGAGCACGTCCCAATGCATCTATGTATGCCGCTTGTATGTCTGCACGATTGTTTATATTGGTGGCTTCTTGAGACGCTTTAATTGCGTTTTGCACATCAGCCATACTTGAGCCGTACCCAATCTCATCCGCCCAATGATTAATTTCTGAAGAATCTGGGTCGCGGTTAAGATACTCTCTATACATGCGGGCGATTTGATTGCGGTTTGAATCCTCTATACCTTCTTCGAACTGCTGTCGCGGTCCTCGGTAATTCGGATCGCTTTCAACTTGCTGGGCATAAGCAATAGCTTCTGGCGAGGTCATCATCTGAGATCGTATATCATCTACACCTAAGCCTTGGTTTTGTCTTCGGGTCCAAATCTCCATATCCGCCGCTTGCGCTTCCCTACCAACTAACTCTTGATAAAGATCTTGGATTTGGTCCTCCCTAGAAACACTGCCCCCATCAGCATAGGCAAACACACTGCGCTTAGGCCCAGAGTAGTCCGACACGGAGACGACAGGACGCTTTACAAAACGACCGCTTACGGGGTCCCAATCATACTGGCGTTTATCACCTTCGGGCTCTGGGCTTGCAAAATCACTCTCACCTCCCATCATCCCCCCTACAAGCGGGGCGGCTCCCATAAGCAGGTTGCCCGTACCCATCGCCTCCAGACTGCCTGAAAACCCTAAGTTGGAGAAACCTTGGCCGATTGCGCCTAGCTTGTTACCGAACCCCATGCCAGCGAACTTTTGAGCGCCGGTCAAACCACCGGACCCCACCGCACTGGACATCGCGGAGGGTTGTATCATTGTAGGCGCAATGGAAGTGCTAGCCGCTGTACCAGCGACACTAGACCCTGCCGCACCTGCACCACCAGCCGCCCCAGCCGCACCTGTCGCCCCAGCCGCCCCAGCCGCCCCGATTCCCGCCAAGGCACTAGAGCCACCGAAAGCGCCGATACCGGCCATTAAACCTTTTTCTAGGCTACCTGTTGTGGCAAACCCTGCACCACCCGCAATCGCCGCACCAAGGAAAGGATTGCCCGTAGCCACCCCGATCCCGATACCAGCAACGGTAGGCAAAACGCTTTCAAGAAACCCCGCCTCAGGAAGCCCTGATTGTGGATTGACAGTCAACGAACCCCCATGCGCTTGGGCAATTCCTTGCAAAGCTTGAACTTCTCCGGGTGTGACATGCATAAGCATGGAATCATTTCCACGCCCTTGCGATTGAACTATTTGTGCGGCTTGTTTAATACTCATGGTTTATCCTTGAGGTGCAGATACGAACGTAATGCTAGTCAAAACAGAGGGAACCTCTGGCCTTACATATGGCTTGGTTTGCTTAGGGTTTAAAGTGATATACACGCCGTCTAATCCGCCGGGGTATCCGCATTTGTCTGCGGTCCAAGACAGAGAAAGCAAATCCTTTTCTTTTGTTTCAATTATGCACGAGCCTCTAGCCATCCAACCAGAAGACTCATCTAAATAAAATTCCCGTGCCGACTTTTCAACGTCTTTTCCATTTAACTTTAGCCAAGTAAAGAGGGTGTGTGGGCTACTGTCGCTGTTAAAACAAAGCATTTCATATTCAACCCTCCACATACCAGCCACACCAAATTCAATTTCGGCCTGACTTTTAAGGCTAAATTGGTTTGCAAAATCTACAGAAGACCATTTAACGTTTACCGGAGTGTTGTCTAACGTTTGCTGGCCTAAGTTTGAAGACACCTGCACGTATGGGTTGCTTAAAAACTGACCTCCACTTTTGTCAAACAAAGAAGACTCGTTGCTGTCTCGTCTTGTAAAGTACAGGCGCAAAGCATTTGTCAGTTGGTCCAAATATGACCGTGAATACTCATCGGGCGGCAGTGGTAGGTTAGGTGCTCGAACGGGCTGAATCTTTTTCATCGTGTGCCATCCTCAACTACATCTGCTCTAAATGAACCAAGCTCCCAAGCTATGCCGATTTCATTAGACTCGACCCGTAGGGCCATTTGTCTTGCCCTAAGCCTTGTGTATATCTGGCCGTTGAACTGTTGGACTATATACATCGGTTGCTTACGATAATCGTCTTTGCTTTGCACTGTTGGAGAGTCGGCCTGCCTAAATGCGGCGCCCGCATTTCTTCTTGGCCGCAATGTTACGGTCACAGACGGTTTGTCAGACTCAGAGCCGGTAAAGTTTACATCCGGCAAGATACGCCAAACAAACAACAAATCATTGCCTTCACCTATTTCTACGTCAGCAGATTGAATGTAAGCATGGATGGGCTTCGTTTCATCCGTTTCGTTGTCATCGGTCCCAAACTCGTGGTCAACTAATGTGTTGTCGTATGTTGCGGCCAACGGGTATAGGCGAACTGTTGAATCAAGCCACGCTGATCTCTTTAGTGATCCGTAATACCAAATGTTTTCCAAATAGTTATAAACGACATATTTGTCTACGGTGCTAGATTGGTTAGAGCAATAGAACCACCAGACCTCGCTGTAGGACTCGTTTGTTCCAGAAAATACCTGATAAGACTGGTCTTTATTTATGTCGCTAAAGATATACTGTCTTAATGTACACGGCAAAACTTGAACCCTGCCGTTGTACAAATAAAACTTATCCTTACCCATCCAAAACACTACGTTGTTTGCAGTTGCAATGGACTGAGGTGACATGACCGAAATGTTATCGGTAATTTGATTAAAACCCCAAACATATTCTGCGCCCACATACTGCATGGAATAAAGCGATTGATCTGTCCATATGAGCGTTTCTTGCCTCGTGCTTACAGAACCAACAATATAAGACCCATGAGAAAGCCGGAAACCACCGGCTTGGTTTGTTATCTCAGGAACCCAGTCATATGGATTCTCTTGATCGGACCATCTGACTAACAACGGGTCAAAATTAGAATTGGGTTGAGTCGGATCGTATGGGTTGGCTCCTAGAGCAACAACAAACCTTTCTGTCGGAGTGGTAATAACTTTATTGGTTGTATGAGGGACAAACTGTCCTTTATAGCCGTACTCGCTGGACAGATCTTTCAGGTATTCGGCCCTTTCTGTCGCACCCCTTGATGCTTGCCAATAAAATATTTCCCCTTTTCGGGGGCTAAAAACCAGATCTTCTCCATAGTTTGCCGCAGACCATAGGCGTAATTGTTGCCCAAGTCCTGTCTTGCCGGGTGATCCATAACCGCCTTCACCCCAAGGGTCAGTTCCCCAACCGACACCAATTTTGTAAATGTCCAGACCAGTGTTGATTTGATACTGGACTTTTACCGCAGAGCCTCCACCACTACCAGATGCAGTAGGAAATACCCCCAGATCAATAGAAAAAGAATCACTAGAGGTCGCATTAAAAACCTGATGCTCTTTATTTAAATCATTGGTCGATAAACCATTAAATCCTTCAGCGCCGGAGATTGTTACAAAATCGTTTTTTAATGTTCCATTGCCTACATCTTGGACAGATATAGTCGAACAATAAATATCCGCTCCCGCCGCGTGGTCTGACGCCTCGGTTCCGTTGTATCCCCTTGTTACTTCAAAAAATGTCGATTCTTTAAAGTAATCGTATCGGATGATTTCACTGCCTATTTTTATTATTCCACCAGATTCTGGAAAGTTACCAGAGGATACCTCAATAATAGAATCACCCTTTTCAATGCTATCTTTCAAGGTGCTGACATAAGTTGAAAACGGGTTGTCCAAATTTTCGGAAGTTTGTCTAATAGGTGTTATATCAAAATAACTTCCACCTCGCTCCAGATAATACTTAAGGTTTGTGCCAACCCCAATGTACTGATCACCTGCTAGAGTTGTCCAATTAACAAGAGACCGACACACACCTTTGTAGGTAGCTCTTGATATTCTCTGCCAGCCGCCTATCTTTTCAGGGTTTCCTGAAACAAATCGCACCTTGTCGCACTCGAACCATCTGCCCTTAGCGGCATAACTAGTGCCTTCCCTATCGACCCCCGGATCAACCTTTATCTGTACAAGAGCCACTATTTGCTCCTTAGCTCTAACTTTAAGGCTTCAATCTCTGCTTGTTGTTCTTGAATAGCGCCGATCAAGTACGCAAAAATGTCATTGTTAAAGCCCATGACCTTGGTCTTTTCGCCCACATAAGGCTTCTCATCCTCTAAGGCATCGACCTCAGCCACCGCATTTGGAAACACCTTGGCCACCTCTTGCGCCAAGAAACCAACGGTGTTCTCCAAAGGCTTGTCCACAACCCACTCATAAGACACGGGCTTGAGTTGCATAAGCTTATCTAGAGCTGATGTAAGAGGCTGGACGTTGGTCTTGAGGCGTGCGTCTGAGTAATTGCCCCATGGCCCACCGTTGGGCTTAACAGCGTTTGAACTGGGCGATATAAACGCACCGTCAGACTGACCTTGAAACACAGTTCTACCACCAGCCGTTAGATTTATTTTGCCGGAATCGCCATGCACCGAAGTATTGCCCGTCAGGTTAAAACCTCTTGCACCAACGTAACCAGTGAAGTTACCGTTCCCGGTAAACGATGGGCTGTTTGTGCTAGCGGGGGTATACCCCAAATTTTCTTGAGGTTTATAGCCCAGAGCAAGTTCGACTGCATAAGCCGTCAAATTAAACGTAGGCCCCGGTGGTCCCCTATCCCCTCTTGGCCCAGCGTCTCCCTTTGGCCCTTCTGGTCCGACAGGGCCTTGAATTCCGGGAGGACCTTCTGGTCCGGGATTTTGGGAAATTGCGTATGTGACAAACTCAGTTGTAGCGATCCGTCTGTCGGATGTAAGGTATGGCAACGTGTTCGCTTTCACATCACCAGTAAAATCAACCGTGCTTCCAAACGTAGCTGGCCCATTGAAGTTGGTATCGCCATCAAAATTTTCCGTACCAGAAAATTTAACATTCCCAAAAAATTCAGGCTTGGCAAGGAAATTGTTGAAAAATTCAACGTTAATTGCGGCGGATGCTGGAGCATCTTCTTGAGGGGGTGTAGGAACTAGAACCTGACCGGCAAAGTTTGCATCATCCTGTACATTAATAGGTCCCGTTACCTGAGTAACGCCAGAAAAAACAGGATCACTAAAAGACTCAGCAACAAACCCAACAGTAGCAATTTGCGATCCAGAAGAACCTTTGGGAGCTTGAGGTGCTGTAGGCGTTCCCGTAAATACTGGACTGTCGAATGGATCTTGGTCTTTAAGTAAGTTTTGAGCGCCATCAGATATAACCTTTCCTGTGATGTGGCCGTTGCCGTCATTATAAATATAAGCCTCGGACCTATATTCAACATCAAACTGACCAACAGAAATAATTTGGACAGTTGTGTCGGACTCGTTCACAACCGTGTATTTCTTTGGGACATTTGGAATATTGACTTTAATTGGTGTAACCGAAGAGCCTGTAAAAATTAAAACGGCATTTCTTGATTGGTCGCTTACGCCATTTAATGCCGATAAAGTTACGTCTCCGTCACTTACGTTCCAAACAAGCGATCCAGTTACTGATTGCTCAAGCAACGTGCCCAAGTTTCGGTTTGTGGTCCTTCCCCATACACCAGACTGCTCCCCATCACCGGGAAGTTCAATCCGAAGATTTTTGGAAAATGTAGATGGCATTTGACTTCCTTAATCAATTAGCCGATTTAATCGACAGTTTATTCCATTACCACGGACCCGGCAACGCCTTGGCCCATCTGTAAGTACTCAATCTCAGAACGTAGGCGCTGAATTTCTAGCGCATACAATTCGTTACAGTTCATCTTTGGTGGCGTGGAATCCAGATTGATGACGACCCTTGCGTAAATTGCATAGGTGTTTCTTTCAAAGTTGTTATTTACAAATGTCGAATTAACATCAATGACCGTGCCTTGATTGTTTGATCCAAGACCGTTTCCACGCCCACCCAAAACCCCAATGTCCATGAACCACTTGCGAGGTGTGGTGGAGGTCTCGCATTGAACGCCGTCAGATGATCGGATTCGGTCTTGTCCGGGTGGCCACTGAGGTGCGGCAGGCAGGGATAGACTGCCAAGCTGGGCGAACGCCACGCAAGGAAAAAAAGTTAGAGCTAAGAGCCATTTCATTCTAAGCGCCCCCCATCATTAGGGTTTACCCCGACCCCGAATCTGGCGCATGTTCGAGTGATGACCGAGGTTTCTTCGGGCGGTGGGATATAGGCCGTGCAAATATAATAAATTCCGTTTTTCTTTCCGGTATCTATTCGGACCCGAAAGTTGCGCCCAGCATTGGGACGAAGCGTGAACGTCTTGGGCATGGCCAGACACGGCACAGGAAACGCCAGCGCATTGCGAAAGCACTCGACTCGATAGGTCGATGTTCGATCAAAAAAGTTTAGGGCCTTGAACTGATAGCCAATAATTTGACTACCAGAAGGGGCTTGAAGGCGAGTGGGCATGATCCCATGCGCCCCAGCAGTCGAAACCACTAGGACGCACAGAAGCCCAACTAAAACGTTGGACTTTTTCATGGCTTAGCTACAAGTCAGAACTGTTGCCGCTGAGTAATCCCCAGCAGGAAAGTTAATGTCCGAACCTGTGTCAGCCACTAGACCCAAGTCGATCTGGTCTGAAGAACCAGTCGTATATTGAGTCGTTGCCAAGCCGCCGGTAAAGGTCAATGAACCCTTGGCCGTGGACGATGCGGCGGCGCTAAACGTGGGTGTAATTTCCCCCAAGTCAGGAGCCGTAGCAAACGCTGAAGGCGCTTGAATGCTCATTGTTGGCTGTCCCGTATAGGTAAAGCTCACAGAGCTTCCCGTGCCACCGACATGGCTGGTTGACAACTTGGTGGGGTCGATTACGTTAGAACCGAACTCACCGGGCGTGACGCTAGTGAAAGTACATTGGTTGACCACTTGGCCATCCGTAGTGACAGACACAGCATGTGCCGCGCCTACTCCCAAAGAGAGTGCAACGGCTAAAAGGTGCTTTTTCATAAAGCCTCCCTCAAAATGCCCCATACAGCTTGGGGCAAGCATAAGCACCGAAATGGCGCTTACTCTGCTCTCGTTTCACGGACCCACCGTTGAAGCTCCTGTAGCTGGAGCGTTACTTCGGCGCAGTCCTCAACGAGCGAGGTGGCACTTCTATTAGATCGAGCGTTACCGGAGGAGCCATTAACTCCTCGGGTGGCATTGGAGGCGGAGGGCAGTTCACCGGAATTCTGCTCGCGCAAGCGCTTGTCATAATAACGCCTAAGCTGAGCAATACGTTCCTGATAATCCGCATGGATTTGCTCCTTGACTTCCGTGTGCTTTTGCACGATCTCTGCGTTACGCCGCTCTTGGTCCGCCGCTATCTGAGCCACGGATGCTTTGTATGTGACGAGCTTATCGTGCTCATGCCACCAGCCTAAGAACAGGCCCACGCTAAAGGCCACTGCGATTCCGGCAACGAGGGCAAATGCCCGTGCATGGTTTCGCAAAAATTCAATAACCGTTAAGGAAAACATCGGCTTCCTTTTTCCGCCGCCGGACCAGACCCGGCAGTATTTTGTGGTTGGCGTAGATCCAACGCTCAAATTCTTTTGCCGCACCCGCATAATCACGAGCGTTTAGCTTCTTTAGTAGTGTACTACTTTTTAAGTCTCCCACGCCAAGATTAAAAACAAATGACACAAGGGCATCAAACTGGTTTTGTTTGAGGGGAACCTTGACGTAGCGGTTAACACCTTGCTCAGCCACGGGGACATCTTGATGACGTAGCCAGTAGTCTGCCTGCATGCGGTCACACCTTTGATCGGGCTTGACCCGGAACGTATGGCCGTGACCCAGCGTATAGGGAGCACCACCTGTCCCCGCATCAGGATAGGCAACATCCGAGTAACCCTCTAACTCCTTAATCATGTCGATGCCTTGTTCACTTGTCTTCATGATAATGCTCCAGCATATATATGACCACATACGTCAAAACAAAGGTATGGAACATGATCTGAACAATGCCTGTGACAATCTCAAAGACTTGACTGACATCGCCCATCGCCTTCAGAAAGCTCGTAAAGCTCATGGCATAGGCACTCCACCCAAGCGCCCAGAAGAGTGATTTCGACTTCACCGCCGTCTCCCAGATGTTCTGGAAGAGGCCAATAAGAATCGCCGTACCCAGCCCGAACTCAACTGCGAAGGCTATGCCGTAGAGGAACTCCATCATTTTCTAACCCCTTTAACCAATTCCATCGCGTCTTGGTTGCGGCGATGTTCAAAATAACGGGCGACACTGCCCAATGCTGACCAAGCAACAAATCCGACAGCAAACGAAACGCCCGCCACGACCCGATAGTCGGTCGATGGGTCGTCAAATATCTTGGTGGTAATAGCGGGTGCAAGTGTTACGCCCGATACCACGCTGACCAGTATCCTCACTACTGCCTCACGCAGGTTAGACGGTTGCATGTAAACCATCATCGAACTACCGCCAAGAAACGCTGAACCGGCGGAGGCAAAATGCGTGATGACCGTGGTTAAGTCCAGAGCGCAGTCAGTCATGGCTCAATCTGCCCGCTATCCTTGCCGACTCAGCGAGCATTTGTACTGACCGTTCATTTGCTTGCACCATCTCGTTACGAAAAGACTCGACAGCCGCGCCCGTTGAATTTGTGAGCTTTGCGTTTTCAACTAAGAGAATCGGCGTCCACGCCATCGCGCAACCACGGTCTTTAACTTCTTCGCCGGTGTTGGGGTTAACGCCATCAAGCTCAATAAACCAAGCACACCGATGCAACTCGCCGTCTTTAATTTCTTCGCACTTGCTACCCAACGGGCATGATGTTTTTACAGTGACGCTCATGGTTAAACCATCCCGTTTTCTGGTTCGAGGTCGTTATGGGGTTTTGCTTTATCTTTTTGGTATTTATCTTCATCATCCGCTGTCCAAAGACCGTGCTTGATCATCCATTGAATGAAATCTTCATTAAGCGTTGAATAGTCATCCGGCATTGGGGGGTGAGCAAGTTTGTATGGGTCGTCAATTTCTACCCACTTATCACCGTCCCAAGCGGGTACTTTTCCATCAGCCACATAAGTCGGCGGCGGTGTGAACGTCATACTTTTAGGGAGATGAACTTCGCCACTCGATATGCACTTTGGCACTTCGTATGTTCCCAAATACTCGCCATTGTCTGCTGAGTATTCATAAGCTGTGACGTGTTCTTCGTTCATTTGATATCCCCTCAATTCTTGGAAGCAATGATCATGTCAACGTAGCGCGGCGACCAAGCACTGCCGCTGTTGTTGCTCGTTGTGCCGCTGTGTTGGTGACTTGAGCTTTGATTGCCAGTGCTAAACGTGTGAGTGTGAGTAGAGGTAACCCCACCACTGTTTCTCGTTGTTCCGCTTTTCCCTTGTGCATAAAAAGGATATGCCCCGCCCGGCGTAGAAAAATATGCCGCTCTTGCGTCAAAAGTGCCATGGGCGTGATTGTTAGATTCGTGGGCAGTTCTACCACTATGGCTATGACTACGGTTTTGGCTACCCGTGCTGAAGCTGTGCGTGTGGCGCGGCACTTTGTTGTTGTATGTTGGGCTATCTGAACCGCCCGTAGAAACACCGCCGCTAGACACCACTCGCAACATTCGGTTATTTGCCTCATCGCCGGTGACGCGAGTCCAACCCGTAGGCGCTGAGCTTTGTCTAAACAGCATCTTTGTGCCGGATGGGAAACTGCTTCCCGGAGGACCTTCAGGACCTTGTGGTCCCGTATCACCTTTTGGTCCCGTATCGCCTTTTGGTCCCTGAGGACCTTCTTGGCCTGTTGGACCTTTTTCACCCGTATAACCGCGAGGGCCTTGATTGCCTTGATCCCCTTGCGGCCCAACAGGACCTTGCGAACCTGTGTCACCTTTCGGTCCTTGGGGGCCTTCTGGCCCGGTTTTTCCCTGAGGACCCGTTTCGCCTACAGGACCTTGTGGGCCTTGAGGGCCTGTGTCCCCTTTTGGCCCTTCAATTTTTCCGGCATTTACCCATCCCGAAGATGTAAATGAAGTCGTCACAAAAGAAAAGATATGGTCTTTTATATTATCGCCTTCAACACCGCCGGTATACAGTAACGCCTCACCAGCGGTTAACTGCTCGTCTTCTGGGGGGTTTCCTTGGCTATCCCAATTTGCAGGGATAAAACCATCAGGAGGTAGTTCGCTTGGTGTGCGGTTTTTAAAGTACCCAACCAATTCAGCAGTTTGTCCGGGAGAGCCTTTTTTGCCCTCTGGGCCTTGTGGTCCTATAGGGCCAACTGGACCTTGAATTCCTTGACTGCCTTGTGGACCTACATCACCTTTTTCTCCTTTTTCACCTTGAGGTCCTTGCAACCCCTGCGGACCTGCCGCACCTTTAGGCCCAACAGGACCCTCTGGACCCACTTCACCCTGAGGTCCTTGTGCTCCTGTATCCCCTTTTGGTCCTGTTTCACCTTGTTCTCCCGCAGGGCCAATTTCACCTTGGGGGCCTTGGGGGCCAACAGGCCCTTCCACACCTTGAGGACCCGTATTACCTTCTGGACCTTGGGGGCCTTCCATACCTGTCTCACCACGAGGACCGGGATCTCCTTGTGGTCCTTGAGGTCCAGTAGATCCAACATCCCCTTGTGGACCAACAGGGCCTTCTATTCCTTGTTGGCCAGCATAGCCACGAGGACCCCTTGGACCTTGAATCTTGCCAACATTTACCCATCCTACGGTTGAGTAGGTTTGAGTTACATACAAAAATACATGATCTTTTTGGCCATCCCCATCAGTGCCACCATCGTATTTTAATCCTTGCCCCTCAGCCATCTGAAACCCTTTTTCAGGATTTCCTACGCTATCCCAGTTTTTGGGTATAAAACCACTGGAAGGCAACTCACTGGGGGATCGGTTTTCAAAATAACCAACCAAGTCAGCCGTTCGACCGGCAGGGCCTTCTTTACCTTCCGGACCTTCTGGCCCAGTATCACCGTGTGGGCCTTTCGGCCCAATCAACCCACGTGGGCCTTGGATGCCTTCCGGACCCTGAAGACCTCGTTCGCCTTGATCGCCTTTAGGACCTATTGGACCTACTCGACCTTCTGCGCCCCTATCGCCGGTAACGCCTTGGGGTCCTGTATCTCCTTTGGGGCCTTGAGGACCCTCTGGACCGGACTCACCCCTTTCTCCAATAGGCCCCTGAGGTCCTTTAGGTCCTTCTGGGCCAATAGGCCCAGTCAATCCTTGACTGCCTGTATTTCCTTGAGGACCCTGTTGTCCTTGAGGGCCTTGAATACCCTGAGGACCATGAACACCCATAGGCCCTTGCAGCCCTCTCGAACCCATTTCACCTTTTGGCCCTTGGGGTCCAATAGGTCCCTGAACACCTTGAATGCCTTGTGGTCCGGTCGGCCCCTCAATTGCACCAGCATTTATCCAACCACTTGGAACCAAAGAAGTACCGACAAAAACCCAAACAGTTTTAGTCGCACCATCATATATAAAAGCTTGTCCAGCAGTTAACTGCTCACCTTCCGGGGGATTCCCCTGACTATCCCAATTTGCAGGAATAAAACCATCGGAAGGAAGTTCTGAAGGTTGCCTAAATTCAAAATAACCAACAATCTCTACTGACTTGCCGGGAGGTCCTTGCTTACCCTCAACACCTTGAGGCCCTTTAGGTCCTATTGGTCCGGTTTCACCCTCTTCACCTTTTTCAAATGTTTGCCAAGATTCACCGTTCCAATATTTAATTTTTTTGTCTACAGTATCGTAGTAAGTCGATGCCTCGATCTCTTTGGGCGGCGATGATAAACGATTGAATAGCAACGGTGTGAAAAGCTGAGCGTAATCCTTGCCGATCAAAAACCTATTTTCATCCAGCACTTTAATATCAACCGACTGACCGTCAATGACAAGCTCGTTGTGCAAGTTGTTCAACGTGGACTTGGCAGTGATTACCGCTTTACGGTCGCTGTTAAAACCAAGCGCGATGCCTTGCCTTGCATTCTCATTGGAAAAAAAGCCGATGGTCTGGAACGAACCTTTGGCGGGCAACGGGTCAGTATTGTTAACGTGGAATTGTGCTTGTGTTTTAACGTATGGGCCAATCGAAACATCCCCAGTGCGATGACCTCGGATCAACTCGGTGTTCGCCGTGCCAATTACCACATCCTCGCTGTAGTTGTTCCAAAAGTAAAGTGAGTTTGTACCGTCCCAAAACCCTGTTTTGGCAGTAACTGCCCCTCCGTCTTGTTCAAATAAAATCTGAGCATTGGCGTATTCATCTTTGTTGTCTCGGTCCGCTTCAATTAACAATCGAGCCGCATCTGTGCTCGACATGTGAAATAACTCTCTTGGTTCTATGGAATAGCCACTAGGCGCGGATTGTTGAATAATATACAAAGCATTATTAATATTCCCAGACAGAGATATAGTCTCAGCTTGTTGCTTAATTGATTCTAAGTTATAAGTTGAAATTGAGTTGGCTTTTAATTCGGAAGATCCTAAATCTAGGTTGCCATCAAAATCTTTGTATACGGCAGTCTCAGCAGGGTAGGTACAAAAAACATCCTTTAACCCCTCACCAAAGTCCACAATTTTATTATTGTTTGAAGACTCATTAACCTTTTTTCTAGTTAACGTACCCTTACTATATGTGGCTAAACCAACCTCCCATTCACCACTTTGCGCGTCAACGATACAGTAAAAAGTATCATTGCCATCACCAATAATGGAAAAGCCTTGAAAGCTTTCAAACGGCCCATCTAAAACGAAAACACCCGTACCAGAAGAAGTCGAGTGTTCTCTTACGCGGTCTTTAACAACCAAAGAATATATAGCCATTTACATTACCTACGTTTCCGGTTTGTGGGAATTTCCTCCCAAGAGCCATCAATATTGGTCTCGATATAATTCCATTGCGATTGGTAAGTTGAATTTATATCTGACCAAGTTTGGGACTTCCCGCCAGTGTAAACCCACTCCCAATCTTTATATGAATTAAGAGCCTCTTTAATAATTGTTTCTTCCAGAATGTTTGCGATTATTAAAATGTGATTTTTGTTTGTATCTGAAACAAAAAGATTATTTTTTACCTTGACGTGTTCAATATCGCTCATTCTCGAAGAAGAAAAAGTTGCTGATGCATAAGCTGTTTGCCCAAGCATATTAAACCCTTCCTAAATAAAACTCATACACTACATTTAAAATATCGCCAGCAAATAAGGTTCTATCGCCTATACTTGCAAAATATGCGGCGGAAAAAAGCACACCAGAAGAAGACCCTTTTTGGGCGCTGTTAATTAAAAATGCACCGCCAACAACAACCTCTTCATTCGCCACAAATTTGGCTGAACTTTTAGCATTAGATATAACAGAGGGGTTTTCTTTGGACGCATTAGCAAAAACAGCTTCAGGCCTTGTGTCGCCAACATAATTTGTTAGTTCCACCCAGCCCGGATGCGATTGAGCAGTATCAGTGGCGTCTGGAGTATTATTTTTTTCCGAACCAAACAAACCAATAAACCATTTTGGTTTTGAAATAGTTTCGTCAAAAGCAACTGAATTCATATAAGACAGTCCATCATTCATAACCAAATTTGGCTGGAATGCTTTCCACTTTTCATTCCCGTTGCTATCTGTACAAATGGCAATAAATCTACCCTTAGCACCGACTGAATCTTTCATGCCGTTCATTTCAACTCCCAATTACAATCAGCGCAGAATCTTTTGTTGGCGGTGGAAATTCAACCACAAACTTTGTCGATGACTTAATGTCCGAACCAAAGTCCAGCACACAAACAGCGCCTTGGCCCTCTTGGTAAATTAGACCGGCACGAGCCGTAATCCGTGCTGACCACTGCACGTTTTGGATTATCAAAAACGCAACAGAGCCATCTAACCTAACTTCAACCTCTAAAGGCTTTCCTCCGGCTGTGTAACCAATATCCTGAACCTCACCCTCAGTTGTGTATGCCTCGGTCTGAGCATTCAGTGTGGCTTGTTTTGTGTACAGCGCAAGCTTTAAGCTGTCAGGTTTAAACGTACCATCAAGCAAACTTTTCTTGAATGCGTCACATGTCCAGTTGCCTGTAATCATTAGACCCCCGAACGTTTGGTTGGCGAGTTACGGTAGTAATCCATTTGCTGTTTGCCATCGCCCAGCATCTGCAACAGGGCCATTGACTCAGCATACTTTTGCTCATAATTCTCAACAACATCTTTTGTCATGCGCTGGAACAAAGCGGCTTGACGCATCGAACCATAAAACAATGCCATGTCGAAATTGTCACCAAGCCAAGTCTCTCCTGCTGTCACAATGGACTCAGGGTAGTAGAAGTAGTGCAGTTCCACGGCATATTTTTTGTCTGGTGTCGGGCCTATGATTATTGACAACTCATTAATTGGCCTTGGGTCTGTGCTATTGCTACTGGCAGGTCCAAATATTGCGTAATACCTTGGCTTACCAGCGTCTGTTGCAGAAGGGTAAGCCTCCCGAATAAAGCTTACGTCTTTTACCAACAAATATTCAGACCCATTTTCATCTACAACAGCAAGAGAAAAAACAGAAAGAAAATCGTTTGGCAAGCTCAAATACGGGCTTTCTTGCTCAACAGAACCCATCACATTCTTGCGAAGCGCACGAAGCTGAACAGAGTTATAAATACCCTGCTCAGCAGTTTTGATAAAGCCGTCAATGTTCCCGACAAAAACGGGTTCATCGCTTTCGGCAAAATCAATAATCCTCTGCTTTAACTCTTCATAGGTCACGCCATCGGTCCTCGTGCATATAGTCCTTGAGTCGCCGCACCTGTGCCGCGCACCTTAATGCCAGACATCTTTGCCTTGTCAGGGTAGCCCGTGCCACGGGTGTTGTAGATCTCACGCTCAAATTTCTTTGTTTCTTTCGGGATGCGAGCTTTGGTTTCCCGACCGTGAATCTTGTACTCTCGCTCATAGGTTTTAACTTTCATGATTACCCCTGATTTCGTGCGCGAGCCATGTTGCGTCCATATTCACGCATTGATTCGCTGGTTGGGCCACCTTTGGCCATCTTCTTTGTCTTGCCCTCGTTGGATTTACGAGTCATTTGATGCTTCTGCTTTGAGTCTGAATTTTTCATGTCAGGTCCTATTCTACCGTAACGGTTACCGGGTTTATATTTAATTTTAAATGTAGATTATTGGGGGTTAAATCAAATAACTCCCCGCCACCAACGGGACTCCAGCCCCACTGGAATATTCTACTACCACCATGCAGATTGCCAGACACTTCATAGGTTGTATCAGGCCTTGGGTTTCTCAACGCCTGAGGGTCATTTACTGGAACCATGCCAAGCAATAGCTGTGGGTTAGGTTGATCTAAACATGACGGGCATACCAACAAATTAATTGCTTCTTGCTTCACGGGCTGGCGCTTTAACTGCACAAGCTTGTAACGCAACCCGCATCTGTCGCAGATTGCAATCGCTCGTTTAGGTGAGGCAAACTTATTACCCATCAGTAAGGACTAATCCAAGGCACAAAACGAACAGAAGCTTTGACCCGATCCTCGTCTTCAGCCAATTGCATCTGTTGCTCATAATCCATTTTTAACTCTGCCCGGCGATTGGGATCGACCGGCAATTTCTGCGACATGTAAAACGCCAGACCAGCCACCATTGCATTTAAAAAACGAAACGGTATGTCGGCATTGCTTGCTCCGCCTGAAACGTCCTCAATCCTTCTCATGCGCCAGTAAACGAACTTATAGTTCTCAGTGCCATCAGGTGCAGGCCACACCGTAATCTTTGGGCTATCTTTCAGCCGTTGAATCCAAACCTGAATCGGTCGTCCCTTAGCCTGCTTGTTTGGGATCGTGGCATACGTTGACGGAGAAATCCGATTGATCGTGATATCAGACTGGTTTGTGCCTTCGCCTGTGCGAATCACTTGGTCAATGACATCAATGGTGTCGGCAGGCAGATCGTAATCGGCTTGGCCAAGTTCTAGGGGAACAACACCCTCTTCAATCAACCAAAGATGCAAGCCTCGATTAGCCCACTCAATTGTCATGAGATTAAGCGAACGCCTAGCGGTCTTTAGGTCGTAACCAGAACGCAGGTCAACACCGCATCTCTCAAAGGACTCTTGGATGATATCGTTAATATCAAGCGAAAAAGATGCTGTCATTTCTTTGCCGGCCCTCAAGTTATCAACCAAATTTGGGTACGGCCTTCCAGCGGCTTTGGCACGGGCTTTGGCACTAGCCTTTTGCTTGCTCGTCAGGGGCTTTGATTTCTTATTGGGGTTGGGTGTGTCCCAAACCTTGCCTCCTTTTTTGAAGCAAGACATACCCTTGCGTCCGGGACGCTTAGAAGGACTAATTGCACCCATACCACGAGAAGGCATCATTTCCGCATACCCTTTAATGTCTTAGCAAGCCTAGCCCGCTGACCTACTTTACCGGGCTTTTTGGCGGCGGCATTCAGCTTTTTGGCAGGGATCTTCTTGCCAGCAGGGACACCCAAATCTTTATGCAAAGCTCCGGGCTTCTTGATCGCCTTACTAATCCACTTCTTAGCCATTAGACCATACGCCCTTTGGTTCGGCCTTTGGTTGCACAGCCATCGGCTTTGCGGACATATCCACCTTTAGCCATCTTTTTGCCCCCGATACTTTTCTCCATATTTTTTTGCCTGCGCTCCTGTTCGATATCCCTTTTCTTTTGCTCCATTTTCTTACGAGCCTCAGGTGAAATCTTGTCAAGCTGTTTGTCACTCAAAGGTTTTGGGGCTTTGTTTACAGAGCCGCCTTTAGCCATGCCCGCGCCACGCATTTCATCTGCAACGCCTTTACGCATGTTTGTGTTTGCGCGCCCCACCTGCCTTCCAGCAACCGATGCCTTGCTCATTGCCTGCATTTGGTCACGAACGGAGCGTCCTGCTTCACGCTCTGCGCCCATCATGTCCTTGCGAGCACGGCCTGCCTGACGTGCGGCCAGTGCGATTTCTTTTACGCCTTTGCGTTCTAATTTGTTCATGATTTTTTCCGTACAGGTTTGGTTGCACGATGCAATGCCTTGGCAATGTTGTGACCGGCGCGGCGCTCTTGCTCTTTAGCGTAACGCTTGTTTTCAGCGGCCTTGCCTGAACGCCCTTTCTTTTCGTCATAACTAGCGCGGCTCATGTCTTTAGCGGCTCGCTTTTCTTGACGAGCGGCTTTCTTAAACTCAGCCACAGATTTGGCGGGCGTTGAGCCTTTGCGAGTTGATGTTGATTTGCTTGCGGTCTTGCGTGTTGCCATGACAGGCTCCTCTGGTTTGGTTTTTCCACGGGATGCGACACCATCAGCGCCGCGCTTATAAGAAACTTTTTTCATCATTTGCAGTTCCACCTTTTTAGGCTGGCGGCTTTTCGTGTGGGTCGGCCTTTTGCGTCTTTCATCGGACCCGGATTTGAGCCCATACGGGCGCAAAATGACTTACGCCTTGCGGCATCTTTCTTGGTCTTTGGATGCGGGGCCGGAGCCTTGAGATTAGACCCTGTAGATCGGTTGTAGGCGGATCGACCTTTAGCGGTTAGTCCTGCACCTTTAGACACAGGAAGCTTCTCGCCTCTTTTGACCGACAGGGACTTAGCCATAAAACACCGTTGCACTTGCGTCTGTTACTTCAGCATAAATATCTTTGTAGAAGCGAACGCCTTGAGCGGGTACGGAAATGTTAGTGGTTCCTGTGGTTTCGGGTGCTGTGAATGAAAAACGAACTTTTCCCGAAGCGCCACCATCTCTTAACTTTACGGTTGATCCTGACTTGTAAGTCACGTGCAGGGCCTTTAAACGAGCGGGATCACCACTGACCACGCCAGAGGCCTTTACTTCAACGGCAATAACATCTGTTTGCATGATGTCTCCTTATGCAGGAGTGACGGCGTTTTCACTAAGCCCGTCAGAAGAAACCCAGCTATCGGTGGGCTTGGAGCCTGTTGCCGT